CTCAAGACGCATTATTGAAAGCAGGTTATATCGTAGAGGGCGAGAGTAAACGATTAACCCCAGTTGATACCGGAAGACTTAGAGCTAGTGTTAGTGTTTCAAGTTCTCTAGCTTTAAGAGCAGAGCCTCACGTCGTTATTAGCCCCCACGCAAAATATGCAAAATTTGTTCACGATGGAACAAGATTTATGACAGCTAGACCATTTATGACAAGGGGATATGAAAACAGCAGGGCAAAGATTAAAAGACAGATGAATGAATTACAAAAAGATATTCTTAACGAACTATAATGTCAAAATTTGCAACTTACACCCCGTTAATACAAGCGAAACTAACTGCGATTGAAGAAAGTGCAGGTATTCCTTTATTTGCCGAGGTTAGATACGGACACAAAAAAGCATTTGACGGATACCCAACCGCAGAGTTTTTTAAAAAAGCGAGTTCAGGGGAAGTTGAAGACACCCACCAAAACGAGAGAACTTGGGAATATACTTTGATTTTAGTTTATGAATTTAAAGGAATAAAGACACACGAAGAAGTTGAGGCTTTAATGGATACAACAGTTGACTTGGTGATGACAGCTTTTGACCAAGATGAGGATTTGGGGGGAACTTGTATGTCTTTGGAGGTTGCTCCTGTCAATTTCTATGATATAATACTGGAAGAACCATTTATCTTCGCAGAATTCACTATTTCAATAAAAGATTTCGTTAATAGACATTAAATTTTAATTAAAGTTATATGAGAAAATACAAAAATGTTTCGGGGAAAGATTTGTTCGTCCGAGGGGTTGGATTGGTTAAAAAAGACGAGGAAGTAAAGGCAGAGGAAATTTCAAACAAAAATTTTAAAGAAATAAAAGCGGAAACTAAACAAGTAACTTCAAAAAAATGAACTACAAATCAGACAGCGGATATTTAGCAATAGGGGTTCAAGTAGATGCAACAACACCTGTTATTCCTGATGTTTTTGTTCCTCTAATTGAAGAGGGATTAACAAGCGACCCTAATAATGAAAGGGTTGAACAAATTGTTGGAATAAATTGGAAGTCAAATTTGATATTGCAAGGGAATCGAACAAGTGGTGGAACTTTAAAAATAAATGCTGACCCAGATAGTCTTGGGCATTTCTTGAATATGACTATGGCGAAAGGCTCAACTACTGGAACAGCAGACGGATATACTCACCCATTTACAATAGACACAGCGAAATATTACACAATCGACATTCTGAAAGGAAATTATATTCACAGATTTGTTGGTTGCCAAATTTCCAAACTTGGATTTGCTTTTGAAAATGGAAACTTGCAATTAACAGCCGAGGTAATGGCAAAATCAAAATTCAATTATGGAACTGTAAAGACAGCTTTAGCAGGAGCGGGAGAAGTTGCAGTTGTATTTGATGAATTGTTTGACCCAGAACCTTGCAAGGGATTAGTAGCAGGAGATGTAATTCAAACTTGGGTTGCCGGAGTTGCAACGGATATAATTATTGCAACAGTTTCAGCAGACCATAAATCAATCACTTGTGCCGCGACAGAAGTTACTGCGGGGATTGGCTCTCTAATTACTCTAAAGAAGCAGACAGCCTCTTACAGCACCCTTCAAAGACCATTTAGATTAGGGCAAGCATTGCTAGGAGTTGGAGCAGACGAAACAGCTGCAACAGCTAACGCCGGTTCTTATGCCTTGGCAACACCAACCGATGAAATTGCTCTCGATATTGACACAGCGATTGAGGAAAGATTTGCTAGTGGAGATAATGACCCAATTCTATTGGCAGGAATACCAGACGCAACTTTAGTTTTGAAGAAATTGTTTGAACTAGCAGAAGACGTGCAACAATGGAATGACATTACTAAAAAAGCAATTACAATCATAATGACAGGCGATGAAATTGCTAATGGAACTTATGCATCTTTGACAATTAAATTGCACAATGTTAAACCGAGCAAAGTTGATAATAAATTGAATGTTGGAGATTATGTTTATGATGAAACTGAATTTATGGTTGAATATGACGATACAGATTCAATCGCAATGGAAATAAGTTTAGTTAATGCTACTGCAGGTTCTAATTACTAATTTTAAATATTATGATAGGGGAATATAAAAGAGAAACAAAAATAATTGATTTACCCTCAGGGAAAAAAGTTGAAATAATAACTTTCTTTTCGCAGGAGGAAATTTCTGATATTAGAGCCTCAATGATTAAAGGGCAAAAAGTTAGTGGGAGTAAATTGATTGATATGGATGAAAGTAAAGATACTTCTAAATTATTTGAAGGAATGGAATTTGATTTGGAAGCCTTAAATAATGCCTCGAAACTTACAAAGGAAATTGCCCTGATGAAATTGATTGAGGGTGAGAAGGAATATGAGCCGACAAAAGAATCTATCAGGAACTTTTTTAATGAGGAAGACGGAGAGGCACTTGACGAAATACTAAATGCAATGAATAAGAAAAAGCTAAAAAAAAAGAGTTAACAACGGCTTTATTGTTTAAAGGAAATAGCGGAAAAATCCCGATGGAGTATTCAAGATATAAAATTTGCAGGAGAATGGGTTGGGATTATTTCACTTTCAATTCACAACCTGCATTTTTTGTTGAAGAGATTGCAAGTTGTATGGAAGCCGAGGATAAAGTAAGAATAATTAAGAGCAACCCCAATGGCAAAAAAAAGTAATCTCGATATAGTCTTGAGATTGAAAGATGAGATGAGTGGAAGTTTAAAAAAAGCCAAAAATAATTTGAGTGGTCTTGATGGTGTTCTTGGTGGAATCGGAAAAGGGTTGAAAGTTGGAGGTATTGCAATAGCAGGTGCATTGGCAGGGGCAGGATATGCTGCGGTTACCTTTGCAGAAAAAGCCGGAAAATTCGAAAGTGTAACTGATGCCTTTAATGGAATGGGAAAGGAATTTGGAACAAGCTCGTCTGAAATTATTAAAAGTGTAAAAGAGGCAACGAGGGGAACTGTTACTGAAATGGATATTCTCGGTGGAGCAGTTAAAGCAGGGGCTTTGATTGGTAAAGATTCAATGGGCAATTTTGGCGACACTTATACTCGAATGTCAACAATAGCGAAAAAGGCTTCTCGGGCAACTGGTCAAGATGTCAGTTATATGTTTGATTCAATTGTTACAGGTGTTGGGCGAGCAAGTCCAATGATTTTGGATAATCTAGGGATTACGCTAAATGCAACTGAGGTTTATGATAAATTTGCAAAGGGCTTGAATAAAACAGCGGGGGAACTAACAATGACTGAAAAGAAAACAGCTATTTTAAATGCAGTTTTAGAACAAGGAGAAGAGAAATTCAAAGATGTTTCAGTTTCTTCTGGTGGTTATAGTGGAGCATTGCAAAAAGCAACCGCAGATATGGAAGATATGAAAATCAAAATAGGAACAACCTTGTTACCTGCTTTTAATGAATTAGTCCGTTCGGCTCAACCATTTATTGATAATATACTAAAATACTTTGAGGATAACAAAGAGGAGATTGCACAATTTTTTGTTGACTTAAAAAATAAGGCAGTTGATTTTGCCAAAAAAGTAATAGAGTTGAAAGATGACTTAGTAAAATTAAAAGACAAACTAATAGAATACAAAGATGAAATGATTATTGTTGCAGAAGTAATAATGACTTTATTGCTTCCGGCTCTAGCATTTTTATCAATAAAATTTGGAATTGATTTGGTTGTTTCGATAGCATCAGCGATATCTAAGCTTGTCTTGTTTATATGGGAGGGGTGGAAAACGATAGGAATGTTAATTATAAAATCAATTCAGCTAGGAATTGCAACTGCTGCTTTTATTTGGCATACCGCTGTAACAATAGCAACTACGACAGCAACAGCATTATTGACGGTTGGAACTTGGCTATTAAATGCTGCTTTTGCAGTTTTAACAAGTCCAATATTTTTAGTAATTGCGGCGATTGTTGCTTTAATAGCTATTGGAGTTTATTTATATAAAAATTGGGATTATTTGAAAGAGGGAGCGAAAATTGCCTTTAAAGGAATTGCAAATTTTGCAATTGGAATGGCTAATTCTATAAGAGGTGCTTTTGAATCAATGGTTAATAGTGTAATTAGCGGAGTGAACAATTTAATAGATAAATTTAATAACATATCTCCGTTTAAAATAAGTGAACTAGGGAAAGTGTCGTTTCCAGATATTCCAAAATTAGCCACAGGAACTAATTATGTCCCGAGAGATACCTTGGCTCAATTACACGAGGGCGAGGCAGTAGTGCCTAAGAAATATAACCCTCAGGCGGGAGGAGTGGGAGGAGGACTAACAATAATAATCAACGGAGAACAACATTATCACAATGAACAAAGTTTAGACAATTTAATTGATAAAGTGAAAGAATCTTTTTCACGAGAGCAAGAAAAATCTAATTGGAATATAGCATAATATTATGGACATTATTTTCAATGGTTTGAATATAAACGACAAGGTAAATTATTTTGTCGAAAAATCAAATCACGATGATGTAGCGAAACAAGAAATAGACATTCATAAGTTAGCGAGAACTAACACTAGTTTGCTATTAAGGAAAAGCTACGGAGAGCGAACAATTAAAATGGAGGTAATTATAAAAGACACCTCAAAAACTGCTCTTGATACAAGGCTCGATACTTTCCGTTGGAAAATGGAAGAAATAAATAAAAATTTAGATATAGATTATGCAGGAGGAACTAGGCGATATGTAAGTTCCGGCTCTATTAAATCAGTTGAGAGAAAATACTTTTGGGCGAAAGCGACAGTCGAATTTAAGTGTTATCAGGCTTTTGGAGAAGAAACAGCAAATACGACAGAAACTTTTTTAAATAATACAGTTACACCATACGCAGAAGATGTTGAAATTGCAGGAACCGCCCCTGCTCAACCAGACATTCAAATTGATGTTGATAGTATAACCTCGAGCGGAGATAAATTTATGCAATTCAAAAATACAGTCAATGGGGATTATGTAAAAATAACAGCAGATGATTGGGCAATTA